AGAAAGCTCTAGTTTTTCATCTCAAGCTTCCGTTAGCAATTTTTCAGTACGGGGGATTGAGAAATTACCTGGATACTCTGAAATCATCTCAAACTGGCACATAAATGGTTATTCTTACGAGCATCTCCTGAATAATGATATTCATGATGGTGTCTTTATGTACTTAGATCCTCCTTATGATATTAAGGATAATCTTTACGGTAAGAAGGGATCTATGCATAAAGGATTTGATCATGATAAGTTCGCTGAAGATTGTGATGCTAGTGGTATTGATATGATGGTTAGTTATAATTCAGATCAATTAGTAAAGGATAGATTTAAAGCATTGCAATGGACTGCTGCTGAGTTTGATTTAACATATACAATGAGATCGGTTGGTGAATATATGAGAGATCAGAAAACAAGAAAGGAATTATTATTATGCAATTATACACTCCCAGGTAAGATCAATGACAGTATCTAATTTCGCACTACAATTAAAAACAGAGACTAAGAAGTCTCATACAGCAGTAGAGAATACCAAGTTTATTGGAGCATTTCTGCGTGGTGTTATAAGTAAAGAAAGTTATCGGCAGTTAGTTGCTAACTTTTATTTCATCTATCGTGCGATGGAAGATGAGATGTCGAAACTAAAAGAGTCTCCTATTGTTGGTCCTATTCATAGTGACCTACTCAGTCGCACTAATAGTCTTGAAAGAGACTGTCGATATTATTATGGTCCTAATTGGAGAGAACTAGTTTTTCCCAGTGAGGCATGTCAACAGTATGTTAATCGTATTAGGGAGGTAGCAGACGATGAACCAGAGTTATTGGTTGGTCACCATTACACCCGATACATGGGTGATCTTTCCGGTGGACAAATACTTAAAGGTATTGCTGAGAAAGCCATGGATTTAAGGGATGGTGAAGGATTACAATTTTATGAGTTTGAGGGGATTGCTGATAAGAAGGGATTTAAAACACAATATCGTAACACTCTTGATACCTTACCTATCAATCAGTCAATGGCTAATGCTATAATTACTGAAGCGAACTATGCATTTCGTTTAAACATGTATATGTTTGATGAGTTGCAGGGGAATGGATTTATGTCATTCTTCAAAGTTTTGGTTGGTGTAATTAAAGGTAGATTAACTTGATATGGAATTAAAGGACTGGTTAAATTCTATTAATCAAACAAAGAAGAATCTTATTGATGAAGATCCTTCTACAGAAAGTCAGTATCCTTCATACATTATTAATAGGTGTTTGTCTGGGCATCTTGACTGTATTCTGTTTGTTAATGAAATGAATAAGTATCATTTTCTACCAAAGAAAATTCAATATGACTTTTTTATAAATATCTTGAGAACTAAGAAGAGATTTTCTCCTTGGCTCCGTAAAGACACGATCAAAGATCTTGACTTGGTAAAACGTTATTATGGCTATAGTAACGAAAAGGCAAAACAAGCTCTAAGGATCCTAACACAAGAACAACTTAATTTTATAAAATCGAAATTTGAAACTGGAGGAACCAAATGAGCGTCGTTCAAGAACCTGAAGTACAGTGGTCGCCTGACCAGATGGTAGAAGTAACCTTAGGCGAACCAGATGACTTCTTAAAAGTCCGTGAGACTTTAACAAGAATTGGTGTAGCATCAAGAAAAGAAAAGAAGATCTATCAATCTTGTCATATTTTACATAAACAAGGTAGATATTATCTTGTCCATTTTAAAGAATTATTTGCATTAGACGGCAAACATGCTAATCTAACAGTCAATGATATTCAGCGTAGAAATCGTATCGCTCAACTTGTTGCTGACTGGGGACTAGTAAGTGTTGTTGATGTATCTAGAATTCAGGATATTGCCCCTTTGAACCAGATTAAGGTTCTAGCATATAAGGATAAGGGGGATTGGATTCTAGAAACCAAGTATAATATTGGTTCTAAAAAGAAGAAGGTTGAAGAAACCGAATAACATATAACGGTATTCAACACCAATCTTAAAGTGTGATGTGTTATAATTAGTTATGATTGCCGTAAGGGATCACAAAACACAAACTCGCTTTTAAAGGAGCTAAGAACAATGGGCACACTAGCCAGGTATCATGCTGCGAATCTTCCAGAATTGATGGAGAAGATTCATAGAAACAGTATTGGAATGGATGACTATCTCAATAGATTTTGGGATGGTGTAGATACAACATCAAATTATCCTCCATATAATTTAATTAATATAAGTAACACAGAATCTCGATTAGAGATTGCGTTGGCAGGATTTAAGAAGAAAGAAGTAAATGTCTACACTGAGTATGGAAAACTTTTTGTCAAAGGGCAAAGGGAAGATAAGGACTCTGAAACAGAATATACACATAAGGGACTGGCTCAAAGAAGTTTCGAAAGAGCATGGACACTCTCAGACGATACTGAAGTAAGAACAGTTACTTTTCAGGACGGACTCCTCACAGTGGTGTTAGGGAAAATAGTTCCAGAACATCATCAACGTAAAGATTGGTTTTAACCAATGGAACAGACACGGGGACCACCCAGGTGTCTGAAATGCATTTCAAAAGAAAGGGATCTATTGACGATCCCTTTTTTTAGTGTTATACTATAGGAAGGAAATAAACAAAAATGTCTATTAAACTAGCTGTGCTTCAAGGCGGAGAACAGATCATTACAGAAATAAAAGAACTTGTTTCTGAAGAAAAGGTTGTGGGATATCTACTCACAAAACCTCATAAGATTGTAATTAATAGACCTGTATTAATTGCTGAAGACGATGAGAATAGGTCAGTTGAAATTACCTTGTCACCGTGGATCTTATTAACTAATGATAAGGAAATGCCTATTCCTAATAATCAGGTAGTTACACTAGTGGAACCACTAGATAGTTTGTTAAAAATGTATTTGGAGAAAACAGATGGTCAATCTAATAGTTCTGATAAATCAACAGATTCTGATTAGTACTATTGAAGAACTCCCATCAGAACTTGGTGAACCAGATTGTAAATTGAACAATCCATATTTGGTTAAGACTGTAGACGATCGACAGATTCTAGAACCATTTTTAATGGGTGTTACAAAGGAGTCTTCGTTTATGATCAGTTCTGATAAGATTCTTACACTAACAGAGCCAACCCCTACACTACTAGAAAAGTATCAAGATTTAATTAAGGAATGAGTAGTACGATTTTATGTCGCTAGCATTTTACACAAACGTGCAGATGGTTGGAGACAACTTCTTAGTTCGTGGTTATGAAGATGGAAAACACTTCGCAACCCGTGAGAAGTTTTACCCAACTCTTTTTGTCAACTCTAAAAAGAAATCTAAGTATAAGACTCTTAATGGTGAGTATGTGGAGTCTATTGAGCCTGGATCAGTTAGAGATTGTAGAGAGTTTATAAAGAAGTATACTGATGTAGAGAATTTTAATATTTACGGTAATGAAAGATTCATATACCAGTATATTTCTGAGAAGTATCCAGAGCAGGAATTAAAGTTTGATATTGAAAAGATTAAGTTAGTTACACTTGATATTGAGGTTAAGTCTGAGAATGGATTCCCTGATGTAGAATCTGCTGCTGAAGAGATACTTCTTATATCAATACAGGACTATACCACTAAGCAGATTAGAACTTGGGGTTTAGGACCATTTGATAATAAGCAGGATAATGTTATATACAAAGCGTTTGAAACTGAACATGCTCTTCTGAGTAATTTTATTAACTGGTGGATGATTGAATCCAATACACCAGAAGTTATTACTGGATGGAACAGTAAGTTATATGATATTCCATATATGTGTCGTAGGATTGAAAGGGTTCTTGGTGAGAAGTTAATGAAGCGTATGTCACCTTGGGGATTGGTGACAGAGGATGAAACTCATATCATGGGTCGTAGGCATATAACTATTGATATAGGTGGAGTCTCGCAGTTAGACTATTTGGACTTATATAAGAAGTTTACTTATAAGGCACAAGAGTCTTATAGGTTGGATTATATTGCTAGTGTAGAATTAGGACAGAAGAAGTTAGACCACAGTGAGTTTGATACGTTTAAGGATTTCTACACAAAGGGTTGGCAGAAGTTTGTAGAGTATAATATAATTGACGTTGAACTTGTTGACCGTCTGGAAGACAAGATGAAGTTGATTGAACTTGCTCTCACTATGGCATATGATGCTAAGGTGAATTATGAGGATGTATTCTAT